GTCTGACTACTCTGCATGTACAACATGGGGAGTTTTCTACCACCCGGATGACAACGGCGAAACACAGGCCAATATCATCCTGCTGGATGCGTTGAAAGAAAGACTGGAGTTTCCAGAGCTTAAAAAGAAAGCATACGAGTATTACGAGTACTGGGAGCCTGATGCTTGTATCGTGGAAGCTAAAGCGGCTGGTACGCCATTGATATTTGAGCTTAGAGCTATGGGAATACTAGTATCTGAGTACACCCCATCGCGTGGTAATGATAAGATAGCCAGGGTCAACGCAGTGGCAGATCTGTTTGCTTCAGGCAATGTCTGGAGACCGAATACAAGATTTGCTGAAGAAGTGGTGGAGGAGTTTGCGGCTTTCCCGGCAGGAGAGCACGATGACCTTGTAGACTCCTCTACCCAAGCATTGTTGCGTTTCAGGCAGGGTGGTTTCCTGAGGCTGCACACGGATGAAGAGGACGAGCCTTTTTATCCGAGAAAGGCAAGTTATTACTAATGGCGTTTTTACAAAGCAATATCCCGTATTTTAAATGCTGGGTTAGAAAGGAATACACACACAATCATCAGAAATATCATGGAGAGTTTCTTCATGCTATGGCTATAGCGGTAACGTCAATACCCTGTAGGTGTTTGAGTTTTCAGGTAATTTTTACCGGAGCGGAAACATATGATGATGACAACGAACCAAATGTTCATGGCGGTGCTATGTGGGCAAGAATGCCCATCACTGCCTTGGTAGCTGATACACCTCTCGTTGAATGGCCTGAGCCTATGGAGGTCTGGGCAGCACAGCCCTGGGATTGTAGCTCTAGAGAACACAGTGCTTATGTGTTGGAAAGAGCCACACCATGCCCTTGGCTTGCCAAGATAAACGGGGAGTTTTATCCAGCTAAATATTATTTCACTGTTGACTATACAGATAGTGAAATAGCAGATGATCCAGCGCAGCACAAACAGTCCCATGTTATGGAGCTGTTGGATGCTGGGCCTTGGACTGGGAATATTGTGGCTTTGCCAAACAACCGTGTTAGGGTGACTCATCCAGCGTGGTTTGAAACAGGCGAAGGAGCGCCTGACTTCAGGCCCTCGCAACATATTCATTACAGCAAATCAGATCTTGATTACACGCTAGATGTAAATCAGGTATTCGATAATCTATATGCAGGAGACTCGCATGAGGAAGACTAGCAAGGGGATGATGCGCGGCGGCAAAGCTAAAGGCATGATGCGCGGCGGAAAGGCCAAGGGTATGATGCGTGGCGGTAAAACAAAAGGTTACAAAGGCGGCGGCAAGACAGAAAAGCTTCGTATGGTAGAGAAAGACGGAAAGATGGTTCCGTTTTTTCTTGCTGATGACGAAGGCAAGATGAAAGGCGGGGGCATGGTTCCCAAGAGCAAAGGCTATTTCAAGGGCGGAAGAGTTATGAAGTCCAAGAACATGAGCCGTGGAGGAAAAACCAAAGGCATGATGCGTGGTGGAAAGACCAGGTCCAAGATGTCTACCAAGGGCGGAAAGCGCGGCGGCATATAAAAAATGGCCGTCGATAGACCCCTAGCAACTCCTATGGCGCAACCTGGGGGCGACCCGGAAGACGCTGTAGAAATCGAAATAGTTAATCCAGAGTCCGTTTCAGTAGAGGCGGGTGGTGAGACTATATTTGATTTCGATGAGCAAGATCTGTTTGGGGGTCAAATACCGCATGATGCTAACTTGGCTGAGTTCGTTGAGGACAAAGAGCTAAACGTCATAGCTAGTGACCTGGTATCTGCGTATCACTCTGACAAAGAAAGTCGCGCTGATTGGGAAAGATCCTACATAGAGGGCTTAGATCTGCTTGGCCTAAAGCATGAAGATCGCACTATGCCGTGGGATGGGGCCTGCGGAGTGTTCCATCCACTGCTTACAGAATCAGTAATACGCTTTCAATCACAAGCGATACAGGAACTATTCCCTGCATCCGGTCCTGTAAAGACCAGTATCGTTGGAAAAATAACTGACGAAAAAGAAAAACAGGCAAACAGAGTAGAAGATTATCTTAATTATCTACTGACTGAGAAAATGACAGAGTACAGGACGGAGACAGAGCGCATGTTGTTCTCTCTCCCGCTTGCTGGATCTGCATTTCGCAAGGTTTATTACGATCCAAGCATGGGAAGACCATGCAGTATGTTTGTCCCGGCAGAGGATTTTGTTGTCAGCTACGGCGCATCCGACTTGGCAACGTGCGAAAGAGCTACGCATGTGATGAAAAAGAGCAGCAACGAGATAAGAAAGCTGCAAGTTGCTGGTTTTTACACAGATGTTGACGTTTCTAGCGGCGGATCTGGCGATTATTCGTCCACTGACAGGATAAAAGACAAGTATAACGAGCTAACAGGCGACAACGCCACCTACGATTCAGACAGCAGACACACTATTTTAGAGATGATGGTCGATTTAGACCTTGTCGGATTCGAGGATGTGCAGAACGGAGAGCAAACAGGGGTGCAATTACCCTATGTTGTAAGCATAGATCTTGGCTCAAGAGAGGTTTTAGCCATCAGACGCAACTGGTATGAGAGCGATGAGCGCAAAATGAAGCGCCAACACTTCGTTCACTACCAATATATGCCGGGTTTAGGGTTTTACGGGTTCGGATTGATCCACATGATTGGTGGATTAGCCAAATCAGCGACCTCTTTGCTTCGACAACTAGTCGATGCGGGAACATTAGCCAACCTTCCGGGTGGTTTGAAGGCTAGAGGGCTAAGAATCAAGGGCGATGACACCCCGATTATGCCCGGAGAGTTCAGAGATGTGGACGTTCCTGGTGGAGCGATAAGAGATAACATAAGTTTCTTGCCCTACAAAGAGCCTAGCACTGTTTTATATCAGCTTTTGGGCGATATTGTAGAAGAAGGGCGGCGTTTTGCCTCTGCTGCTGACGTAAAAGCGGCAGATATGAACGCAGAAGCGCCTGTTGGCACGACTTTAGCGATATTAGAGCGGTCAATGAAGGTTATGAGCGCGGTTCAGGCGCGATTACACTCCTCTATGAGGGATGAGCTGCGTCTTTTGTCGAATATTGTGCGTGATTTTGGTCCTGAGGCCTATCCTTACGAAGAAGACGGTCAAGAAATGACTTCTCAGGACTTTGATGAGCGAGTTGACATAGTTCCTGTCAGTGATCCTAACGCTGGAACGATGGCACAGAGGATTATGCAGTATCAGGCGGCTCTACAGCTAGCTGCACAAGCTCCTGAGATGTATGACATGCAGCTTTTGCACAGACAGATGCTGGAAATACTGAATATCCGAGATGCAGACAAGATCGTACCTCTAGAAGACGAGATACCGCCGATAGATCCTGTTTCAGAGAACATGGAGCTGCTAAACGGCAAGCCAATAAGGGCTTACATCTACCAAGATCACGATGCACACATAAAAGTACACATGTCTTTTGTTCAAGATCCAAAGATACTGGAGATTATGAGCAAGAGTCCGAATGCACAGAAGGCATTCAACGCAATGGCAGCTCACATACAAGAACATCTGGCGTTCAAGTACAGATTAGAGATAGAAAAAGAGCTTGGCGTACAGCTACCTCCACCAGGAGAGCCTTTGCCAGAAGATATCGAGTTGAGGATATCAAGGTTGGTCGCAGCGGCGGCAGAACAGTTGTTAGGAAAGAACCAAAGAGAAGCTCAACAGCAGATAAATCAGCAGCAGATGCAAGATCCTGTAATACAAATGCAGCAAAAAGAGTTGCAAATCAAAGAGTTAGAGGCTCAGGCTAAGGCTCAAAAGGATATGGCTAAGATACAGCTAGATATGCAGAAAGCTGTTGATAACTCTCAACTACAAAGAGAGAGAATGAATCAACAAGAGCGTATCGCCCAAGCCAAGATAGCCGTGGATATAGCTCAGGATAATTCCAAGCAGCAGTTAGAAGAAAGAAAAATAGCCTCTAAGGATCAAATAGAAGGCTTTAGAATTGGACAGGAAATAGCTAAAGACATGCTTGATGAATAGTGTATCATCAGTAAATAGTTTCGATTATTTGAAGAAAGCTATACGCGATAAGATGAACGACTATAGTGATCATCTGTGCGGCGGAGCATGTAAAGATTACGCAGACTATAGTAAGTGTTGCGGAATCATAGAAGGGCTTGCTCTAGCAGAGCGTGAGCTTTTGGATATGAAGGAAAAGCTAGAAAAAGATTACTCCGCATAAGCGGTGCAAGCGACTCTGGACGCTTTTTTCCAGTGCAGGAGAAACTAATGAGTCAATCATTAGCACAAAAGAAGGAAGAGTTATCTGAAGATCAGGATGACAATTCCAGGAAGGCAAAGCAACTGCCCACACCAAAGGGCTATAAAATCCTCATAGCTTTGCCAGAGCCTGAGGCAAAGACGGAAGGCGGCATATTAAAAGCCACTGAAACGCTGCACAATGAAGAAATAGGTTCTATTGTGGGTATGGTCATAGAATTAGGGCCAGACTGTTACAAAGACCCACAGCGATTCCCTTCTGGGCCGTCATGCAAGGAAGGCGATTGGATATTAATGAGATCTTATTCGGGAACCCGATTCAAGGTTCACGGCAAAGAGTTTCGTTTAATAAACGACGATAGCGTAGAAGCAGTAGTCGAAGATCCAAGGGGGATAGTCAAGGTATGAGTGAAGCACAAGAATCAATGGAGTTCGAGGAAACCTCATCTGAAGACAAGTTTTTTGGGGTTAAAACCACAATAGGATCAAACGA